GCATATAATGGCGCAACATATAATCGGAAGAATAACCGAGCATTTCCCTGACGTGTCCTTTGGGAATCCGGTTGGCCAGGGTGACTGTCGCAGCGAACGTATTGCGGGCCATCTGGGTGGTCAGACGCTTGGAAATCCGACACCGCGCCGCTACCTCTTTCAGGTATTCATTCATTTTCTGGACTGACGGGACAGGAAAACACGGACCTTCCGGATTCATCGGATTCCAACCTCTGTATTTTTCCAGCAGGACCATTGCCGGTTTAAGAAGAGGAACACGGCTTATACAGCTGTCTCCAGCCTCCGTTCCTTCAGCACGTGTCCTGTAAATCCACAGTATTCCTTCGTCATCCTTAAACAGGTGTGACGGACAAAGGGTGCTTACCCCCTGATAGGAAAGTCCGGTGAGCGCACAGAAGACGAACACATCCTTCACCCGTTCCAGACGTCCGGCCGGCATATCCGTTTCCATCACTGTTCTCAATTCATCCCAGTCCAGGAAAGAAGGGGAAGTCTCCTTCTTCACACACAGCCGTCCCAGTTCCTCAAGACACCTGCCGTCCTCCATCCAGCCCTTATGTTGGGCCACCTTGAGAACCTTACGAAAACACTCCAGATATTTAGCTGCCGTATTCCGGGCCAGCCCGCAGGTTTCCTTCAGATATCTTTCAAATGCCGTAATGAACTTCTTGTCCAGTTCGGAGAATGCGACGTCCTCCTTATTGTAAACATCCCGTATGACTGTCTCCACCAATCTGCGGCATCTGTTGTAACGTGCCAAGGTGGCTGGATGCAAATCCCCGGGAGAAGCCGCCCATCCGTCTATGCATTCCTTCATGGCCTTCAGAACCAGATGCCGTCCTTCCCTGGCATACAGAATATCCAAGATTTGCTTCGGAGTCAGTTTTTCCCCATCATACACGGAATTCCTGTGGATGACATATATTCTGTCCCTAAGTGTCTCAAGATACATGTTCAGCTCTGCCGAACTCCGCCCCCTTCCCTTACTACGCATTTTCGCATTGTCCCATAACTGCACCGGTATAGAGCGCTGGATACGGATTTCATCTCGCTGTCCGTTGATTGTCACCCGAAGAACGACCGGTGCTTCACCGTTCTTCAACAACTTGTTCTTCAAGATGAAGAACATTACATTCAGTGTGTTTCCTTTCATACGTTCTGTTTTGGTGCAAACTTAGTAAATACACTGGAATACAACACTATGAGAAATTGCGCAATATTGCGAAGTATAATACATGCCTTTTTCTGAACACGGCTGTACTTTCCGAATTCAACAATCGGATATTCTTGAATGACCAATTTTAGCAACAGAAACATTAAGACATCTGATGACTTGTGCTGCCATCTGATGACACCTTGTTGGCCAGACAGGCCATACCATCTATCTTTGCCTCAAATCAAACTACTACACTTTATGGAAATCGTAAACATTGAAGCCGGTACTTTCAGAGAAATAATAACATCTATCCAACAGCTGAAAGAAAAACTGGAAAACATAAAAGGCAGGCAAACCTCAAAGAGTCTGGACGACTGGATGGACAATCAGGAAGTATGCCTGGCGCTGAACATATCGCAGAGGACATTGCAGGCTATGAGAAGCAACGGTACCTTGCCCTTCTCCAAGATTGACAGGAAAACCTATTATCGGAGACAGGATGTCATCAGACTGATTGAAAAAGGAAAGAAGAGATAATCCCGACAAAAGCGAGGCCAATCCATACAAGTAGACAACTCTTCCTTATGTAAAAGGCTATACCTCACTGTGCGTTGTGAAGTATAGCCTTTTCTGATTATCCGAAGACCCGGGCAACATCCTGCATGTCCTTCATAATACTGTTATCCAGTACACGTGCATAATGCTGTGTCATGCGGGTTGAAGAATGGCCGAGCATCTTCGACACATTCTGTAGAGCGACATCGTTGGCAAGGGTAACAGTCGTCGCGAACGTGTGCCGGGCCACATGAACGGTCAGCCGCTTGTTTACCCGACATAGGGTGGCTATCTCTTTCAGGAATTCGTTCATCTTCTGGTTCGACGGAATTGGGAAACAGGGACCTTGAGGATTTTCTGGGTTCCAGTTCTTATATTTCTCCAGAATGACAAGAGCAGGTTCCAGAAGCGGGACATTGCAAGTACAGCTTTCCTTATGAGTGGTTATCTTCACGCGGGCCTTGTGTATCCACAGTTTCCCCTCATTGTCCTTGTAAAGATGTGCCGGGCACAAGGTCTTCACATCAATGTACGACAGGCCGGTCAAACAGCAGAACAGGAAAAAATCCTTCACGGTGTTCAGACGTGCCGTGGAAAAGTCCTTCTCCATAATCCGTTTCAGTTCCTCCAAGGTCAGGAACGTAGGACACGTCTCCTCTTTCCGGAACAGACGCTTGCGTTTTCCGGCCAACGGGTCCAGTTCCAGCCATCCGTTTTCCCGGGCCAGTCCGAGAAATTTGCGAAAACAGCTCATATACTTGGTCAGGGTATTCTGGGAAAGTTTGCGTACCGTTCTCAGATGCATCTCAAACCGGTCGATGAACTCCCCATTCAGTTCATGGAATGTAATGTCCTCTTTCCTGTAGAAATCCTTGATGACCGTCTGCAGCGATTCATAACAGTTGTTATAACGTGAAATGGTGGAGGGCTGATACTCCGTACCGATCAGAGAAGTCCAGTCATCAATACATTTCCGCATGGTCTGCAGAACCAGATGCCGTTCCTCTTTCGAGAACAACTTTATCAGAAGATTCTTTGGGGTAATCAGGGCTTCCCGACAGAGAAGTTCCTTGTGAATCTGGTACAGCCTTACTTTCAATGCGTCAATATAGCTGTTCAGCTCCGTTGAACTCCGGTCTTTTCCTTTGCTGCGTTCCTTCACATTGTCCCATAACTTCAACGGAATAGAACGTTGAATCCGGACTTCATCCAATTGTCCGTTAATTGTCACCCGCAGAAAAATCGGTGCCTCGCCGTTTTTCTTTAGTCTGCTCTTACGGATAAAGAACAGAACTTTCATTGATTCCTGTTTCATACCACTTTATTTACGTTGTAAAATTAGAAAATGAGGAACAGGAAAATCCTACGCAAAAACATGATAATCAATGAAGTATTATACATTTCAGGTGCTTTTTTATTGTCCCTAAAAAAAGACCCTGAATTTGCAC